CTCAACTATTCCATAGAAGTTTCAATTCCACTTTGGTACGATTGGTAGAATATATCCATGTGATTCATCGTTATTGTATGCAGGTTTCAATTCCACTTTGGTACGATTGGTAGCCTCGTACTTTTCAAACTCAGCCCTTACATTAAGTTTCAATTCCACTTTGGTACGATTGGTAGTATTCCCCGCGATGATTCTGAGCGATTCTGCCTGTGTTTCAATTCCACTTTGGTACGATTGGTAGTAGATAGGCTGGCTTGTATCGTTGTGAAATTCGCCTGTTTCAATTCCACTTTGGTACGATTGGTAGAATATCCAATTTAGGCGATAGTTGGGACAAATTAAGTTTCAATTCCACTTTGGTACGATTGGTAGCAAACAGAAAACAATGGAAGCTATGGGTATAGAATTGACGGTATATTTTGGAACTACAAAAAATTAAGACCTCACTTAAAAAAAGTAAAATAAAGCGTAAATAATAAATAAATTTTACTATATTTGCGTTTATAAACAGTTAAAAACAAACAATTTAAAACAATTATTATGAAAAAGTATATCTATTTTTTCTTTGCAATAACAATTGCAACAATGTCATATCAATTAATTACTGATATATGGAGTTTTGAAAAAAAACACATTCCTGAATTTATTATTTTCTTATCAGTTATTAGTGGGTTGTTGACATATTTTATATCTGAAATCATCATTGCTGCTAATCGAGGCGGAAAAAAATTAAATGAGCCAAAAAAGGAACTTGAAAAATTAAAATTACAATGTGATAATTATATTTTTAGTCTTGAAAATCAAATCGAATCATTAAAAAATCTATTAGAATTAGCTGAAGCGCGCAATATGTTTTTTGAAAAAAATATAGATACGGCGGTTAATATTCGGATAGCAAAGCATAAACTTGATCAAGAAACAGCAAGGCGAAAAGAACAATTATACAACGCCGAAAAAGCAGTCGACGCAATGACAGTCGACCACTACAATGCTGTGATGTCACGAAACGTTCAACTGGCTTCTGAAAACAAAAAATTAGAACGTCAATTGTCATCAAAGAACGCAAACTATATTCGACTGCTTCACAATCACAACTCACTCAAAGAATCAATTAAGGAGTTCAAGAATTGGGCGGCGTGGATTGACAATAAGGAAGATAAAACAGAAACACAAGAAAAAACAACAAAAAACACCGAAGTATTACCAGTTGGATCTTCGTTTTTTATTAATGGGGAAAAATTTAAATTAGTAAAAGAAGATCAGGACGGAAATTGTGATGGTTGCGACTTAAAAGGCAATTCAAATTGCTTAGACGCTGAATGCCGCAAAGATTACAGAGCAGACAAAACAGGTGTAATTGTAAAAAAGATTTCCTAACTTTGTTTCATGGCACGATTAACAGAATACAACTATGAACTTTGTGTTGAGATATGCAATTTAATTTCTGTGATAAATAAAATAAAAAATGTTTGTCAAAATAGAAAAATATGAAACTAAAAGAAAAAAAAACAATAGAATACCCAGCATTTATAAATATTCAAAAAGAAATAAAGGCGCAAAAAATAAAATGGGTTAACGCCGCCCATTTCTGCAAAAAACTAATAAAAATTCCAGCAAAAAACAATTCTCAATATTTTTGGATTGAAGGAAATTTTATTTTTGGTGACTTTTTTATTCAATATATCCAGTCGATGAATTTAGATGTTGATGAATTACATATAATTTCATTATCAATAACTCATGAGACTATTGAGGCGCTATTAGCATTAATTGAAAACGGATGGGTGAAAAAAATAAATCTTATTCTTTCTGGTTATTTTATTAGGACTGAAAAAATAAAACACACGCATACAATTGAAATTCTTGAAAAAAGTGTTTCAGATAATTTTATCGTATCTGTTTTAAATACTCATCAAAAAATAACACTAATGAAATTAAAAGACGGAACAAAAATTTGCATGCACGGATCAGCAAATATGAAAGGTTCACAAAATTGGGAACAATTTTGTATTGAAAATAATGATTACCTTTATGACTTTAATTTAGAAATGATAAAATCTGTAGAAAATGGCTAATTCAGGAAACGGCGGCGGAGGCAAGTCTGGCGGCAAAAAATCAGTAAGTAAGAAAAAGTAATTCCGATTTTCCGAACTTAAAAAATGAAAGATTATAGCGAGGATATTGTTTTAGATGCAATTAGTGATTCTGGTGGAATCATATCTACTATTGCTAATAAACTGGGGTGTGATTGGCATACCGCTAAAACATACGTTAATAAGTTTGAATCAACAAAACAAGCCTATGATTCAGAAGAGGAAAGCGTTTTAGATATTGCAGAATCAAAACTAATTGAAAACATACAGGATAATGATAATACTTCAATTATTTTTTATCTTAAAACAAAGGGCAAAAAAAGAGGTTATATTGAGAGGACAGAGTTAGAGCATTCTGGAAAAATAACTAACACAATACCTGTATTTGTTTTCAAAGAATTAAATCCTAAAAGTGAGTGAGTTAGAAATATCTATAAAATTTGCACCTCTTTTTGAAATACTTCAAGGCAAGCACGAAGAAGTAGATACGGTCATCCTTACGGGTGGCCGTTATTCGCTTAAATCATATACGGTGGCTATATTTGCAATAACAGCATTAAGGTGGTATGATTGGAATATCCTTTACTCTCGATACACAAATAGCACAATTGTAGATTCAGTAAAGCCTGAGATAGTAGATAAGATAGAACTATTGGGGCTAAATGGTCAGTTAGATGATACAGAGAGTCATATCAAATACAAGAAAAATAGAATTTCATTCAAGGGAATAAAACCAGGTGCAAAGTCTCAAACTGCAAATTTAAAATCATTATCAGGATTCAATTGTTTCATAAATGATGAAGCCGAGGAATTGCCTAGTCTTAACAACTTCAAAAAGATTTTCTATTCAATACGCGACACCGAGAAAAGAAACTTATCAATACTAATTCTAAACCCAACAACAAAAGACCATTGGATTTTTAAAGAATATTTCGAAGCAAAAGGATTAGAAGGTGGTGAAAATTGCATCATTGACAATGTTATGTATATTCATACAAGCTACTTAGATGCAACACAAGAAATGATACCAAAGAATATACTTAATGATTACAATAGGCTTAAAATAGAAAAGCCAAGTGATTATGAAAATGTGGTATTAGGCGGATGGATAACAGAACCAGAAGGTGTATTATTACCAAAATCAAAACTAACTTTTGCCGATACTTCAACAATCCCAGAAGAAAACATAGTGTTTAGGTTTGCAATTGGTGACCCTGCCGACCTTGGAGGTGATAAGTTCTCAATGCCTTTTATCGATGTGGCCGTCGTTGATGAAATGATAGTATGTTTTGTAAAAGATGTCATACACTCCACGTATGGAATTGAAGCCAATACGGAAAGAGTACTTGAAAAGATAAAAGAAAATTCAACCGAAACAATCCTGTATGAATCAAACGGGGTAGGGCTTGCGGCTATACTGTTAATATCGAAAAGACTTTCAAAAAATACTAAGCTCATTCCTTTTGCTTCAACGATCAATAAGGACGTTCGTATTCTTTCACATTTTGAATTTGTCCAAAAATATTTCGTGTTCGATATTAACTACAAATCAAATCCAGAATACAATTCATTTATAAATGACCTCACTTCATTTTCTAAGGACGGGGACAACAAGCACAAGAAAGACGCTATTGATGTGCTTTGCTCAGCCGCAAATCTTATTAAGTCAAAGTATCGAAAAGTAATTTATTCTTAGCTATTTGTAATTAATCTAAATAAGATTAAATTTGAACTGAATTTTAATAGCGTTAAAATGGGTTTATCAGAATTGATAAGAAAAATTAAGGGAGTAGAAATAACAGAAAAAACAAATCAAGAGTACGACCAGTGGGATATCAAGAACATTGGAAATATTGTTGTTCCTGAAAAATTAAGCCCTGAAAATTCTTTCATGCTTGCAAATACAGTTACAGAAATATTCTTCCCGATTGACTTTTATGCGGATAGGATTTCTAAGCTTAATTATTTTATCGCTTACAAATCAACTGGGAAACCAGCACCAAACAATTCACTAAACCGATTTATCACAGACATTAACCCATTGTATTCATTCTCCGACCTTGTTTATCAGTACGTGTTTAGTTTGCTTTCAGACGGTAATGTCCGCAATTACTTGGGTGTTCCTTCATTGTACAAAAACATAAGCGCAGATACAATTGAGCGATGGGATGTGATCAACCCAAACATGCTAACAATAAGCGAATGGGAAAACCTTTCTATTCTCGACATAAGAAGCCAAAATGAATTAATTAGGAAAGCAGAATATATTCAAGGCATTGGAAAAAAAGACTTGGATGTTTCACGACTTTTCATTCATTCATACAACAATTACAAAAGAAACTGTTCTAATGTGTTGAGTATTTCGCCATTGTTTGCCGCAAATAAATCAATTGATACATTGCTTGCTGTTTATTCTGCCCGTTACAATGTATATGCAAATAATGGGGCGGCTGGTTATCTTGCCAGAAAGTCATCGCAAAACGGAGTCATGGACTTGAATAATATCGGCAACGATGATGGGAAAAGACAAGAGATATTGGACGACATCAATAAGCGTAATGGATTAACCGGAAAGAAAAACATTTGGGGTATTTCAGGAGTTCCGATTGAGTTTGTGAAGACATTGGCAACCATTAGTGAGTTAATGCCATTAGAGGAGACTTTAGAAAACTCTATTAAGATTAGCTCAATATTCCAAATCCCTGCCGTGTTAGTACCTCGTAAAGATCAATCAACATTTTCAAATCAAGCCGATGCAGAAAAAAGCGTCTGGGAAAATGGTTTAATGAGCATGTCGGAAACGGTAAACAACAACTTAACAAAACTATTTTGCCTAGATAAAACACCTTTCGTAATAATGTCCGACTATTCAGGTGTTAGTAGTCTTGCAGCAAATGAAGTTAATAATCAAGATTTGATCACAAAGAAGTTGGCAAACTTAGACAAAATTAAGGCACTCGATCCAGAATTAGACATTAACATAGAATTACAAAAAATATTCCTTGAATATGGAAGCTAAAGAAACCAAAAAAGAAAGAATGCCTATAATGAGGGCATTCATTACAAACTCAATAGGGGGAGAAGATTATGATTTTGAATGCGTGGCCTCTCCATTTGAAAATGGTCAATTGAATTATAACTATGAGGTTGGCGAATACTTCTATCAGGTGCTAAACCCTTCGATTGAATCAACAAGGGTGGAGCGGTTGGATAGTGGGCTTCCATTATTTGATAACCATCCTTGGGATAAGAAAGCAGAATCACAGCTTGGAATTTCTAGGGGTTATGAGTTTTCAGAAGAAGGGATAAAACTAAAAATTAAGCTAGGGGCAAGGGCTGACGAGGCATTGAGGAGCGATATAAAAAATGGTATTGTAAAAACAGTATCAATCGAAGGTGATATTTTTGAATATGAAATAACTCGTAAGGCTGGTGAAATACCAGTATATACAGCTATTGAATGGGAACCAACAAGCGTATCGCTTGCGCCAGTTCCACAAGACATTAAAAGTCAAATTGAAGTTAAACGGGCATTGAAAACACAGATTGAAAAATCATTGATAGTCGATGATCCTGAAAATGATACTTTTATTCACAAATTAATTAATAAGTTTTAAAATGAAGAAAGAAGATTTCTTGAAAATTATCCGTTCAAATGCCAAACAGGCATTGACACAGGAAGAAGAATCATATTTCGGTTCAATTGGTCAGGCGGTTGAGGAAGCCCTCACCCTCGAATCGGCAGAACGAAATAAGAAACTCGAAAACATTACCACGCTTTTGGGTACGTTCGAGGAAGGAACCAGCGCCGCTGGAATCATTCGCACTCTGGCCGCTAAAGTTGATTCTTTGGAGGCCAACACAAAACGCAGTTTCTCACCAGATGAGAAATTTAAACTGCGTTCAATGCTTGAAGAAAAGAAAGACGATATTGTGCGCGCAATGCGTAATCGTGAGGCTGGTGCAAATTGGGCTATCGAGTTCAAAGCAAAGCGTGCCGCTTCTGCATTAATGCAAACATCAACCGTATTAACTGGTGCGTCTGCCATTAACACCGTGAATGTTCTTGATGATTTGGAAATTGCAGTCATTCAATATCCAAAGAATTTCATTATTGATGCAATCGGTGGTCGTGCCGTTCCTAAAGTTCCCGCAGTTCTTCGTTGGAAAGAGCAAGCAGCCGAGAGTGATGGAGTTCCTGCCGTTGTTGGTCAAGGTACCGTAAAACCACTTACCGACAAGTCATTTACTTGGAAGTCTGCCGACCGTGTTAAATACGCTGGTCGTATTGAGTTTACAGAAGAATTGGCAATGGATTTTGACCAATTGTTACTGCAAATCATTGACATGTTTGAACAGCAAGTAATTCGTGTATGGAATGCAGGAGTTCAAGCCGCTATTGTTTCTTATTGCTCGGCTTACACCACTACCGAAATGGACGGACAGTTTACTTCTCCTTCAACATCATTGGTGATTAAGGCTGGTAAACTTTGGGTTGAGAATCACCTTTACGAACCAGACATCGTTATGATTCGCCCTGGAGATGCAGCATTAGCAGGCATTCAACAAAACGCAAACGGCGACATCGTTTATATTCCTGATGCAATTGCATTCGCAGGATTAACACCGTTCATTTCTACGAATGTTCCAGAAGGAAAGATTATCATTGGAACTTCAAGTTCTATCAAAGAACAGCACTCAAACTTTATGCTTAGGCGTGGTGTTTACGGTGATCAATTCATTGAAAACGAGGAAACGATTGTAGGTGAATTGTTCTCACTTCTCAAACTTCCTACTATTTCTAAGGCAAGCTGGGTTATTTTGGACATTGACACCATCACCGAGGCTTTAACAAAATTAAATGCTTAATTAAATGGCAGCAACTAAATTGGTGACCGTTTACGGAACCGAAAAATCAAAAATGGCAACTGGAAAAGCTTATAGCGTTTCAGAACAGTTGGCCAATACACTCCTTGCAAGAGGAGCAGCAACAAAAAACGCACCTAAAGAAAAAAAGGAGGCTTAAAATGCGCAAATTGATTGT